CAACTACCCCTTCCGTACTCCCCCCCCCTACCCCTAGCATATACCCCCCCCTATAAATTCAGGAGAAGAAACAAATCAAGCCTAGTCTTTATTATTCCAAGACAAGACAGCAGACAAAACAAGAAAGACCAGTACTACTACAAACATAAACAGGGGGTATACATACTATCACTCAATAGATAAACTCTTCTTATATGGGCAATTTTAGGCTCTATATTTTAGCCATTGACAAACTCTGATATTATTCGCTCTAGTACTGGATTATTTAGCTTTCTATTTAATAAAATCATCTCAATCAATGATAAATAAAGCTCTTCAGCTTCATCTATAATCTCAATATACTTTTCAGCTTCTCCCTCAATGTCAATGATTTCTAACATATTATTTTATTCTCTCCTATATGGGTCTAATGTTTAATTATTTCGCTAACTTATGCGGTTGCTCTTTTTCTATGAATTCAGCGTCTTTTGCTGTTTGTTGTCCTATTTTGACAGTTTTTGGCTTGTCTAGCTTCTTTTTCTCTGGTGCTCTTATGATTCCAACGTGTTCAATTGTTCCAGTGTGGTTGATATTTTGATTATCACTCCAGCCAAAGCGGTTTTTCATGTTCATGTACCAAAGGGCAGAGTTAAATTCTCTATTGTGAATGTTTAAGCGTCCCTGTTCTTCCCAATAACCTTGAGCAAGAAACTTCCCCAATTTTAAGGCGTCCGATAAAGTCTTTTCTTCTTCCTTCCATCTATAAAATAAATCAAGGGAAAGACTTCCAAGATTATTGTATAAAAATCTAAAGACTTCCCTTTCACTTGCTCCTTGATTACAGAGATTAATCACGTGCTCGATATAATCAATAGGAAGTATTTTCTCCGCTTCTTTAAGGGTTTTTTTAGGTCGTGGCATAAATAAAATATTTAGTATTAGCTATATATTAGCATTTTGAAATAATAATATCAAAAAAGTACTTGACAAGTTTAACCTTTTTTGTTATAATCTAACTATAGAAAATTACAGGTGCGCCGAGTTTATAACTAACCGAGCCAACGCCTCAAATTCTATCAGAGACAGTAACACTACTACAGAATACACAACAACAGCCAGGCGACTTTATAGAATCAGTACAGATTGCTATATAATAGGCGGAAATTGCAAATGTGTATTTTGTGGAGTGATTACAAATTAAATACACTACACTATGACAAATATTTTTAGATTCTCACAAGTTCGAGCACTACAGGGGGAGGGGTTTAAATTAGTTGACGCGTTGCGTTTAGCTTATAAAGATTTATATTATACACAATACAGAAAAACAAATAATTTGTTTTATGTATTAGAGACTATTTTGGGAGGTTTTATTTTGTCAATTCCTTTTGTTTTCTTTTTGTTCGTTTAATTATTAGATAATTAATTTTATAATATGAAAGGCACAAAACACTACAGAACAAAGCAAGGGAAATTGATTAGTCTATGGAAAATAGACGATGGAAAAAATAAGGGAAAATATTTAATAGGAATACAGGGAACAAGTGAATGGTATTCAGTAGCAAAAGAAGAGATTCAAAACACATTAACAAGATTATATAATTATTAGCAATAGAGCAAATTCAAAAGATATGACTACAAGACAAGACAAACCGCAATATATATATTTTGTCAGAGATAAAGCACTTGGCAAAAGTTGCACAGGTATATATTTTTTATCCTATAAACTAGAAGAGGCTTTAGAGTATATACACAAATTAAAAGAGGAGACAAACAACAACGACTTGATTATAGACAGGGAAAAATCATTATTTTTTAAAGTATAAATGCAATAAGACAAATTCAAAAGGGGGTCGCATCCTACACGCAAATTATTAGATTTATATTAGAGATTATGAAAAAACTATTTACAATATACAGTATACAAGATAAAGAAAATAATAGTATTTATGGGATATATGATGGCTTTACTGAAGCTGAAGAATATATAGACGAATTACAATTAGAAACAGACAATGAATTTATTATATATGAGCATATGGTAGATTTAGGAGAGGGAAAAATAGCAGTTAATGAATAGTAAACATATGGAAAAAACAATTTATATACTACAAAATATTGAGAATGTAGAGCAGTGGGGCGTCTATAAAACTTTACAGGATGCAGAGGATGCAAGATGGATAGAGATTGGATACCTCTCACCAGACAAAAGGGCAGAGGAGGGCAAAAAATGGGTGATAATAACTAAAAAAATATAGGTGTGACTACAACAATAGAACAAATACAAAAAGAAATTAGAGAAGATATAGAGCTATATTACAATTTACATAATCAAAAAGACGCCGACCTGTTACAGCACTGCGTCTTAATGACTGATGAATTGGTAAAAGAGCAAATTCAAAGAATAGACAGGGGGCTAATTACTTTTTAGCCTTCTTCTTACCCTTTTTCATCATTTTCTTTTTACCGTAACCTTTACCCATTGGCATAGTATTAAAATATTAACTATTACAAATTAATTATATCATATATGACAAACTTATATACAGCTTATATCATACAGGACAAAGACAACGTTGTTTATGGTCAGATATTCAATAATTATTATGATGCTGAAGACTATATTCAAGAATTAAGAGATGAGGAATGGGAACCTGAAGATTTAGAACTTACTATCTATAAGTACGAAATAGACCTCACAAAAGGCACAAAAGCAAATTCAAATAATTAAATATTATATTATGGAATCAAAAGATTTATACTACATCACAAAGACTTGGGAATATATAACAAATAGACTCTATAATAAAGAGATTTCAATGGATAGAGCTATAGAGATTATTAAAAAGACTAGTATCCTGACTCAATATGAGAAGATGGAGGTACTAGAATCATTAAGAGAACAATATACTAGATAATTATTAAATGTATGTATGCAAAAGAATTACAGCAAATCACTGAGATATTCAGAGAGGCTTCGGAATATAGCAAAAAAGCAAATGCAAAAAAGTCTGATATAATTCAGAGTGAAGATGCAAAAGAGCAAATTCAAAGGAACGATTATAAATTAGATATTAAATAGTATGAGAGAGACTAAATTTAGAGCTTGGGATAAAATAAACAAGAAAATGTTTTATCTTGGAGATATTGGGGATATTGTAGACAGAGAATATATATCAGAAGAACAAAGAGAATTGTTTTGGAGTGATAATGTAATACTATTGCAATCTACAGGGCTACTCGATAAAAATGGAGTAGAGATTTATGAGGGGGATATTGTTGGAGACGCAGAAGATTGGGCGATAGTTATATGGTGTGATAAATGTATAGGGTGGCAATTAGCTTGGTATGATTCTGGTGTAAATAAAAAAAGATGTCATATGTGCGATGGGAACTTTGATATTACAGAAACATTTGAAAAAGGTATTGCCGACAACGGAGAAAAAGTCATTGGCAACATATACGAGAACCCTGAATTATTAGATAAATAAACGCCTATGATATACTTGTACTAGTACATTAAAATATAGAGTTCTCAATGGAGGGGAAAAAAGCGAGGGAAATGGTTACGGCAACAACCTTCCCACTTGTATGAAAAACTACATTAGTCAGCAATATAATCGCCGATAAATATTGCTCCCTCCCTTGAGAACTTTATATCTAATTATTAACATAATATTATTTATATGACAGACAACCAAAACAACTCAGGATACTATAATTCAGGAGATGAGAATTCAGGATACTATAATTCAGGAGACTTTAACTCAGGAAACTGTAACTCAGGAGACTGTAACTCAGGACATAGGAATTCAGGAGATGGGAATTCAGGATACTGGAATAAATGCGACAAAGAAACTGGATTTTTTAACTCTGTTGAACCAGAAACAATTAGAGTATTTAATAAACCTTGTAATATTGATACTTGGAATAACACAGAAAAACCTAATTTTATATATTTTAACTTAACAAAATGGATAGATAAGGAAAATATGACAAATGAAGAAAAAGAACAAAATCCCGATTATGAAACAACTACCGGGTATCTTAAAACATATACTTATAAAGAAGCTTGGGCTAATGCTTGGGCTAATGCTACAGATAAAGATAAAGAATTACTTTATGCTTTGCCTAACTTTGACGCTGAGGTATTCAAAGAAATATCTGGAATTGATGTCAATATTAGCAATAAGAAAACTGTTACCCTAGAATTAACTGATGAACAATTAGAAAAAATTAAAACCATATTAGGCAACTAAACACCGCTTATTTCTGTTGACTCGAAAGAGTATTATAATTAATTTAAACATATTAAAACACTATATATCAGACCTTATTTAAACTACCACTGGCACAAACACGACAAACTAAAAAACAAATGCAAAAGATTGATTGCAATTATACCAGTAATTCTAATCATCAGTATTTTCACATATTACGATATTGCAAATGCTAAAGAGTTATCCACAAACTATTCACAACCTACTCAAATTGTTTATGGAATTGCACCAACTGAGACTATAATTACACCTAAAGAAATTGCACAGGAGCAAATTCAAAGAGTTGAACCTATTCCTACTACCCCTAAACCTAAAACTATCGTCAAAAGAGCAGTTTCTCCTCAAATAACATATAATGGAAGCTGTTATGACTATGTAGATGAGATAGCTGGGAAGTATGGAGTAGATGCAGGACTTATGAGAAGGATTATTAAAGCTGAATCTGGTGGAAATGCAAATGCAAAGAATAGAAACTCTACTGCCTCAGGTTGTGGTCAATTCATTAAGAGAACTTGGGAAGGTACTTTAAGACAAATGGGTAGAGAATATATATCTCCTTTTGATGCTAGAACAAATGTAGAAGCTATGGCTTTTAAGATATCTAGAGGAGGGATTGGAGCTTGGAACGCTAGTAAAAGTAAATGGAGTAAATAACTAACTATAAACTTATGATTAAATTATTGATAGTAATATTTTGCGAAACTTTTGGATATTATAAATATCTTCGTAAAAAATATGGATATTGTTATGTTGAATTTAATATGTATAAAGATAATAATTTTCACGATTGTCATATAGTAAGATTAAAAAAAGATAAAAACAATATATATTATTTTAATATATGGAGTAAATACGGTAGGTGGATAGTTGATGTACTACCAGATAGAATTAGATTATCAGATGGTGGAGACCGTGTGTTAAACGCAAAATGGGTTACTAAACCACCTGAAAACTATTTTTTACCAGAACAATATAAAAAATTTTATGAATATATGGATGAAAACAAATATTTTTATGGATTTCACGGAAGCTATTTTTTTAAATAACTAACTATAAACTTATGGAAGAGAGAGCTAAATATACTAAACAATCAGATACTGCACCTAAAAAAAGAACCAGCTATAAGACACTGTACGAAATTCAAACTACTCTAAATTGGTACGGTAAATACAAAGAGTATAGACTTACCTTTATAAATAAAAGATATGAAGGTGATATGCTATCCTTTGAAGAATGGCTAGAGATGTTATTGAAATAATAGAATAAGACACTAAAAAAGACCCCTATAAGAGGTCTTTTTAGTTTAGGTATAGATTTATACTACCAGCTAAGATTAATTATCATACCAGCTTGAATTATTAGCAACATACATAATAAGAATATAACCTGCCATAGTTTGTCTTTATAAGTTTGTAATCTAATTACTTCATATTTTAATGTGTCTTTAAAGATTGTAGTCTCTTGCTTTGGCATAGATAAATCTTTATATGTTTGAAATATTCTTTTACTTACATTTAAAGTTATAAACTTTTTCTTGCCAAGAATAATTTTTTTAATATGATGAGCTGATATGTTAGTCTTTTCTGAAACAACTTTGCTTCCATACTCATCTATTAACTTTTCTAGTGTTTTACTCTCTTTTAAATAATCTGTAATTTTAATACGATTTGACATAATGTTAGTGTTTATAATTAATCTTCTTTTACAAATAGTATGTATATCAATGCACCGACCAGCATTATTGGGATTACACATACCAGTCCCATTGTTTTAAATATAAAGTTTTTCATATTATTTACTTAAATAATAATTTTTAGTTTCCGGATAACATTTTATAATTTCTGACGAAATAAATGTTGTAGAATTTGCTACTTGATTACAAAAATTGTTGACTGGCAATCCTTGATATATTAAATATCCTCCCATATATAACATTATTCCTAATATTATTATATTGTGAACTACATCTAGTGCTTCTAATGTAGGTTTTGGCTTGTTGTAATGTTTAACTGGAATTATTCCGTCTATTTGTCTCATAGTTTGTAGTGTTATATTGATAATATATCTTTACTTAATTTAGCTTTCAGGTATGCTTTGTTTATCTTCTTTATTGACCTATCTATCATTTTCCAAATACTAGTTATACTTACTCCATACTTATCTGCTATATACTTTAATGTCTTTCCTTTCATTTTTAATTCTAAAACTTTAATTGCTTTTGGCTTCAAAACATAATACATTATCTTTTGTTGCTTTGAGTTCAATTCTAGTTTTATTCCTTTCTTCTTTTTCCTGTATTTCATAAGCTAAGTCCATTTAAATAATTTCTTGATAATTTTGTAAACTCTTCAATAATAAAGTAATGCTCGTCTGTTACTTCAAAATCAAATGTCTTTACTCTGTCTTTGGCTGGAATATCATCATAGGTATTGTTATACCTAATCTTTTCTTCTAGCTCTAATAATTGTTCTGAAGTATCTTCTGTACCATCTTCCATTATCCCTAATGCCCACTTGGCTTGTTCATACTGTCTGTATATCTCATAGTCTGTATTGTTAAGTAAAGTATATGCTATCCTTACTTTCTTTATACCTGTAAGCATAGAATACCCTGCTAATTGCCAAAAATAATCCTTATCAGCTGTCTTTATATCTTTCTTGACATAAGTCCATATATCCCAGCAAGTCTTTATATCTATGATAGATTTTGACCTTCCTCTTGTTATGATTAAATCTGGTGTTCCTGTAAGAAATTCATTTTCAAACTTTTCCTCGTTTTTCTGTGTGAATAGCTGATTGACTTTTCTGTACAGTGAGATAGAGTCATCTTCTTTGTCATTACCTTTAGATAAATATTTACTGTTTAATATCTTCTTACGATTATACTTTTCTGTAATATATATATCTTTTAGTAATCCTTTAGCTGTCTCTGTTAATGCTTTCTTTCCTATAATATGTGGTAATATTGAACATCTTAGTTTGTAGTGTGAGAAATCCATATTTATATCTTAAACCAAGCTAATATTTGTGCAATTACAAGTCCTATTATAATTATTGGTAAACAAATTATAAATCCTATAATTCTAATTATGGTATTTATGTATTCACCTATTATTGCTAATGTTAATTTCATATCATTTTACTTAGTTAATGTTATAATAACCAAAACAATACCCAGAATAATTGTAGTTGCAAAGAAAAATATAGTTGTATTTGTAAATATTTTAGCTATTCTATAATAATCCTTAGATTTTATACCTGGTATTTCTTGGAATGAATGTTTGAGCATATCATTAAAAATACCTGGAACTATTTTGTCTACAAGTTTTATTGTTTCATTATGGTAAAAACTAATATTATCTTTGTATGCTATTCCTTTATTCCATTTATTTAATAATTGATTAGCATTATCTTTTACTAGTTGATTTAATAGTTTTTTTCTTTTGGTAACATATTGTTCAAAATTAGGTATAATATCTCTTTCAGCTATTAACCACCTGCCAAAACTATATTGTTGTAAATTTTCTTTATTTCCTTTAGTATCAGAAAGTTCATAAAATACTTTCCCATTAGACTCTGTTATTCCACTTATATAAAAAATATAGTTATGTGGTTTATTAGGATTACGATTAAAATCATAATGTTTATCTCCAATATTATATTTATGCTCAATTGCTGTCTTCATACCTACTTCATTTTACTTAGTTAATGTTATTGTTCTGGGTTGTTTTCTATAGACAAACCATTTATTTCCTCATCTAAAATTTTAATACTATTTTCCATATGTTGAATAAGATATAAAATATTTTCTTTAGTATTTTCTTTTAATAATAGTTGTCTTACTTTATTGTCTGAGAATTTTCCAAGAATTACAATGCTTTCTAATTTTCTGTTATTCATACTCTACTTTAACTTACTTTTAATAATCTCTTTGTCTGTATCAGATAGCTCAGATAATATATCTTCTAGTGTTCTTTCTTGTATCTCTTCCTCCTCCTCAACTGGCATTACGCAGTAGTGGGGAAGAAAAATATGCCTAACATCTTTATTATCAATTTTGTAATTTACCCCTCCTGCGGTATCATAAACTTCTAATATTATACTAATTTTACCAACACAATCGTTTTTTAATGCAGTCAAATCATATTTACTGGCTATATCAAATATACTCTCCATAATCCTCACCTTCTGCCCTACCTTTAGAACTTCAGGCTTAGTGTATCTTGGGTCTATGAGGGTAAATGTGCCTGTGTAGTCATTTTTCCAAAAATAAAAACTATTTGTTTCAAAACAAGTATCTAAGTTTCCGTCGTATATAACTGCCCATAGTTTTGTTTTATCATAAGTAATGCCAGATGACATTTCCACCTCAATCTGAAATGGTCTATCTTTAGGGGCTAGTTTTATTAGTTGGTCGTATGTAAGGTTTTTCATAATTATTCTTCTATTATTATCTCACCTTGTAATTCTTCATACTTTTTATCATAGGCTTCTTTTTCTTCATCAGTCTTACATTCATTCATTACTTGCTCTAATGCTTCTACTGTTTCTACCTCATCCTGTATGTATTTTAATACCTCTGAACGGTCATCTTTCTCTGCCTTGATAATTATATTGTTATTATCTGCATACTCTCCATTACCTTCTTTATCTATAATTTGTTGGTCTTTTACTACTGCATCTTGCATCTCTACAGACATTATTCCAAATTTAGATATAAGCTGTTTTAATACTGTTTTCTTTGCCATTGCATCAAATTCTGTTTTCCACGGTCCATTTCTATATGTCTTAGAATACTTAGCCCCGTGAGCTTCTAGTTCTTTGATACTCATATATAAATACTTCTCAAATCCATTTACTAACTTAAAGTATGCTACATATCCTATAACTTCACCGTCTGTCTTTGTCCAGTCAAATTCTATACCTTTTAGCGGGTCAAAAGATGTTATCTGTCCTTCTTTTACTTCACTAGCTGATATTGTCTGATACTGTCCTGTTCTTTGTGCTAATTGTATAAGTCCTTTATATCCTAGTTGAAACTGTGCATTTACTCCATAAGGAATAATATAAGCATATCCTAGACTTGAATTAATAGGTAAGTCTAATGTTGTAGCTACTAAAGCTGATTGAATAATAGATAGGGGATTGACCTTTTCAAATAAAGAGTTTGAGTTGACTACATTAAGTAGAGAAGTTTTAAATATCTCTTTCTTTTGAGGTGTCATTGCCTGTTGTAATCTCTCTGTTAATTCAGGAGTGTCTAAATAGTTCTTTACTTTTTTACTGATTGTTATTTCGTTTGCCATAATAGTTATTTTACTTCTGTTACTTTAATAAATGAGGGGCAATACCAGGGGGCTGCAATCATAAAAAATTTTTGAGTTGTAACATTTACTTTAATTGTTTTATCTGCAGCTGCTCTATTTACAAGTTCTTTATATTCTGAATTAGGTGGTAAACAAAATGAACTTTGGTTTTCTTCTGTTATAAGGGTATTTTCACCAGCTCTTACAGAAAAAGCTGTATTTCCTGATATAAATTGATTGTTTTTAGTATTGTATACTATTCCTGATACATTTTGTTCTGATGTTTCCCATTTAATTGAATATAATGTTAATATAATTCCTGTTATTATTATTCCTATTATTGCCATTCCTAACAATAAGAAAAATAAACCTTGTAGATTTTCTTTAATATCCTCTATCATATATTTAATTTATACTTGATTATAATATTCTTCTAATACTTGGTCTGGTGATACTAGTCCTATCTCAATCATCTCTTCAATAGTTAATTGCTTGATTAGCTTTTTACTGATTGTTGTAAATATAGAGTCTGGAATTGTACTTTTAGCAATATGTTTTACTCCAATTTCTATCATAGCTTCTAATATATCTTGTCTATCTTCTGTAATAAAGATTGCTGGGTCTAAGTGTATTATTGCTAGTTCTAAAGCTTCTTCTGTTTGTTGTTCGTGTTGCAAATGGCTGTCTATTATTTTATCCATTACATTATCCATAGTAGTGTTTAATTAATTGTAAAGTAAACTTGTAATATAAATGATATGATAATTAATGCATTGACTATATTTATACCTTGTAGCCATACTGTATTCCATTCTTTTCTTGCAATACTTTTTTTCATAAAATAGCTAAGTATTATGATTGTTATAACAGCTGGTATAATTAAGGCTATTGTTAATATCATATAATTACATTAATACTAAGTTCCAAATTGTCATACATAACTTCCACCACAGACTAAGCCCTACGACTAGAAGCAGTACTTTTAGTAGATTTAATAGTCTTCTTTTCATATTCTTGAGTATTATCTGATACCATTGTGTCTAACTTGTTGCTAAAGAAATCTATTACTTGTCTTAACATTGATAAATTTTTCTTATCATTACTAATAATAGCTTTGTCTGATTTAGATAGCGGTAAGTCTTTTTCTAATAAAGTGTAATAGTATATATCACTCTCTATTTTAGCTTTTTGTAACTTTAGGTCTATAATTTTATCTTCTATTTTAGATAAAACTTTGTTTGCTTGGTCTTTGCTATTTGTACTTAGGGTATACATAAGTGTAGTGTTATTATTAATACTTTAATATTATAACAAAAAAGGTTAAATTTGTCAATAGGTTTATTTTCTAAGGGCTTCAATATATGCTTTTAACTCTTCAAATCCATAGAATACTTCAGCTAATTCATTACAACTTCTTAAATTATGCAACCATTCTTTCTGTGCTGGACTAAGTGTAGGGTATGCTTTTCTCTGTCGTTTAATTTCGGCAAATAATAGTATATTATGTCTTTTACCTACCCACCAATAGGGAATAATAATTACATAGTCTGGAAAGCCACTTTTTACCCCTATACGCTTGTTTCTTTTCTTAACTTTAAAACTAGTTGTAAATGTTTCCATTGGGATATGTGTATATACAAACCCTAATCCGTTTAAGTATTTTACAATTAAATCATATTCCTCATCTTCAAGAGGTATTGTTGGTTTGCCTTTTCTTTTAGCTTCTATTATTTTTAGTTCTGCTTCTGATATTCTCATATATTTGTATATTATAATATTTGTTATATTTTGGCAAATAAAAAAACATAGAAGGCTGGGAAAACCTCCTATGTTTATGTCAAATGGATGAACCCTAATAATCATCCTTAGTTATTATATCAAACACAAATGCTGTTGGCAAAGAATTTTGTAGCCTTTCGCTAAAAAGGAGTATAGTATGACCAAAGTTTGAGTGCGAGGTGAGCTCCAGTATTAATTTCTCAAGACTAATACCCTCTAAGTTGGCAGGAACTTTACAAAATTCTTCACAAACAGCATTCGTGGGGATGATGAAAGATTTCAGTATGTATCAAAAAGAGCTAATAAGATTACATTGATAATGTATCATATTTGTTAATTTTTGTCAAGTCTTATCTTAAATTAGTGTCTGCAAAATCTTGTATTGTTCTTTTAGCTTCATCTAATTTAGCTTGTGTAAAGTTTACTAAGTTTTGATATTTATTAGAAACTGTTGTTATGTATAATGCTGGGTTTTCGTTTTTGTGGTCTTGTACTACTTTTCTCCAGTGGTCTATTGTTTCTTGTTTTGTTTTATTTTCTGCATACCATACAAATTGTTCTGTAAATTTATCTATATCTGGATATCTGTTTTGAATATATATTGAAGCTTCAGGTATTTCTACCAATAGTGCAAACGCTACTTCTTGTGTTCTTATTATGTATTCTGGTGTTCCTTGTGGAAATTTCTTTGACATAGTTATATTTTCAATTAATACTCCTAATTTATTTGGCAATGGTTTAGCACTAGTCTTTTCTAAATCTAATACAGGATTGGTTCTAGCAACTTCTTTTTCACTACCTCCATATACAAAATGAAAGAAATCCATATTCCAATTTTCTTGTGTAGCTGGATGTGTAAAGCCATTAGCTAACATCTTGTCTCTTACCTCATTAAAGTTTTGAATATCAAATGCTAATCCTCTTCGGTGATTAGAATTAGTTGTCCAACTTGTGCCTTTATCTACTAATGCCTGTTGTTCTGATGGACTTCTAAAACTACCAGTTCGTGGTACTACTATTGCCTCAGGAACTTTTTGTAAAGCCCTTAATGCATCTTCCCGACCATAGACCCTTCCTTGATTATATTTGATATTATTGTATGTAATGGCTGGTCTATCTACATAAAACAACATATCAGTATTTTATTTAGCTAAAATTGAACCAACTCCTTCTTGAGCAACTTTAGCTCCTGAAGCAAATATAGCTCTTCCTATTGCTCTAAGTGTAGCAGATATAAGTGCTATTATTGCTGGTATTTCTGCTCCTTGCTGTATGTTATTAAAATCTATTCCAGAGTTTTGTATCTCTTGCATTAGAGTAGGTCCAAAATCTACTGAAAATACTATTAAGAATAAAAATAAAAAGTTAAGTGCATATTGTTTAGCATAATCTATTACAATTTGCTTTGAAATAGGTTTAGTTAGCAGTTCTTTAAGTCCCATATATATAATATTAATAATACATATTTATAATAGCATTTTGAAAAATTTAACCTACTATTTCTTTAATTAGTTTCTGTGCTTTTTTTAAGTCAAAGTCTTTTTCTAACAATCCTATTTTAATCTTTAATTTATCGTCTAATGCTTCTTCTTTTATCTTTGCTAATGTTTCCTTTACTTTATCTATGTCTACTTCTTTAATCTCCTCTTTGACTTCTTTTTTAGGCTCTGGTAGTATTATATTCTTTTTCTTACCTGCATTCATTACCTGACTTAAGGCTTCTATGTCTTCTGGACTATCACATCTTAATCTTTTAAGTTCTATTTCTTTCATTTGACATAGCTCCTCATAACTATATTGGTGTGCATAAAATCTTGTTTCCATAGGGTTATAATTAATTATATTGCTAGTATACCATTTTGTATTAAAAATAAAAAGAAGGGGATTAGCCCTTCTCTTTATATACTAGTTATTTAGTATTAGGTGGTTGTTGAGTTTGAACCTACTACCCACTGATGTCCAGTAAAATCAAAACTGTAATTAGCAGATACATAGTTAGCAAACAATCCTTTACCAGGAGTGTCTTCCTGAGTAAATCGTGGCATCCATCCTTCGTTTAAGAAGAACATATTTTTTGCACGGTCTAAATCAATCAAGAACCAAAATCTTCCTTCTGATTCAGTTAAGTAATTGTTAACTGTCCATTTAATTCCTTGATATGGATTTGTAGATAAATTGGCAGATGAAAATATTCCTGATGATTGAGTAATTTGTTCTGCTACTGTTCTATTTTCTTCACCTACAACAAGTAGAATATTTTTAGAAGGTAGTAACGGATTACCTAAATTATCTGTCTGTCTATTTAATCTTCTTCTGGCTTCAGTAAAGTTGTCAAATGTTAAAGGAATATTTCCTAGCAAGTTATTGTTTGTTCCTCCTCCTGTTAAAGGATGGTTATTTGCAAACAAAGCTAATCCGTCTACTCCAGTTCGGAAAGTTGTTCCAAATCCTAAAGCTAGAATATCTATAGCTACCATTTCCATATTTTGAAGAGCAGCTGTTCCTAACTGTGCAGTTTGGTTTATTACCATCTCCCATCTATTAGCAAACCTTAGAGCTTCTTCAGTTACTTTAACAGATTGTGTGTATTTAGTAGGAGTAATGATAATACTTCCTTGTTTCTGTTGAGTGTCCTCTACATAGTTTTCACCTTCATCAGTTGCTTGTGATGGGTTTAGCCCTGAATAAATTGCCATATTTTCATCTAAATACTGCAATTCTCTAGTTTTATATCCTAAAATTGGGTGTTGTAAATCAGGATATGTAGCGTCAATACCTTCTTGATATATATCTCTTAATTGTGCTTTTACAACATCAATATGTTCACCTGATACGTTAATCATATCTTTTAATTATTAATTAGTAATATTAATTAGTTGTCTTGGAATGCTTGTACTTTTACAAATTTAACTAAAGCCTTTCTAGCTGAAATAAATTTTGTAATTACAAGTTGTCTTGCGGTTGTGGTCTGAGCTCCAGTTGTTTTGTCTACTGTAAAAGTATTAGTTGAAACTGCCATTCTGAAATATACTCCTTCATCGTCTGCCGTAATATCTGCATTAGTAGTCATTTCGTATTCTGTTTCTGGATATATTTCTTCAATATAAAGTCTATTACTTCCAGTTCCAGTCTTGTTTTCTTTTGCAATACCTAATACTGCTGAAGAGTTAGTTGCTAGTGCTAGTCGTCCTGAGCTTAAAAATACAGGATTTCCAATTTCAACAACTGTTGCATTAGTAAGTCGGTATCTTTGATGATATTGCCCAACTTCTCCTCTTCTTTTAATTATGTCTTTAGCCATAAATTTAATTTATACTTAATAATTTTTACTTTAAGTAACCTTTCTTTTTCAACTCTCTAGCTTTTTCAGGGGTTATTCCTAAATGAGATAAATCTTGTACAGCTTTATATACTTTTCTATCAAGATTAATATTAGTTGTACTAGATACACCTACTTGTGAAGTTCCAGTATATCTTGCTCCTACACTAAATTGTTCTGTAGAAAAATCATTATTGACTTGTCTCTTTAATATTTCAACACCTCTCAAGCTAAAATATGAAGATTCTAAATCTCTAATAATTAATTCTGGGTCCATTTCATTAGATTCTTTAATCTGATGATAACGTTGCATCAATTTAGTTTGTAAAGTTTCATCTTGTACAATCTCAGGATATTGATTGAAAAATACAGAGAGTGCTTTTTGTCTAGGTTCCTGTTTGAGTATCTCAAGTCTTGCTTCAACTAATTGTTCTAAGTTAGATGTTTCATTAGTACTAATATTTTGTGATTGTTCTAACTCTTTCAATTCGTTGTTTAAGACTTTAGTTTCATCTCGTATTTGTTTAACTTGAGATTTTATCTCTTCGTATTTACGAGTTGAATGTTCTAATGCTTTTTTCATATTTTGAACTTTCTCCTCTTCTTTTTGAAGTTGCAATTCTTCATCAGTTAAAGTTGGTTCAGAACTTACATTAGCGTCTTTGATTTCAGGTTCATTGCTACCGTCTGGATTAACGCTTCCATTAGCGAAATTTGGATTTGACATAATTGTCTACTTAAGTGATATTACGAGACTTCTCTCGATAACTTAATTATAGACATTTTGAAAAATATTTTGCAAATAAAAAACCCCCTGTTAAGGAGGCTTCTTATATAGGTTAGTCTAAATTATTGACTTGCCCATAGACCAATAAGGGAGGTTCCATACCAAGTTGTATCATTTAATGCAACTAAAGTAATGCTATCTCCAGCTACATTGGTAGCTGCTGTATTCTTAATACCTGTTCCAGCGGCTGGTGCTAATGCTGTTCCATCTTGAGCAGCGTGTATCTTTGTTACAATAGCATCTCCTGTTGCAACATTAATTAGAATTTCACCACCTGCATTTCCACATACAAAAGTATATTTTAATCCTGGAGCGGCTGCTGGCAAAGTATAGGTTGTAGTTCCTGAAGAAGCGGTTTGTACAAATACCGAACCACTCTCTTCAACTGCAACTGTTTTTGTAGCACCTGAGGTAGCTGCTACAGCTACAGGAGCTGTTACTGCTGACTCAAAAGATACTAGTCCATCTACTTCTAATGTTTCAGCAATTCGTACTTTGTTAAAACCTGTTTTAGTTCCACTTGGGGTACTCATAGTTTATTTCTTAATTGTTAATGATTTTTTGATAGCCCAATCAATATCTTTTAGTAACTCATTTATGGCATCTAGTTTTCCTATATTATATATTCTATCTGTTTCTTGAGTATATTTATCTAATATAATGTACCTGTATTCATCAATTTTGCTATGTAGATATTTAATATAATCTTTATTTCCATATAGACTTTGTAGAAAAGATTGTATCTGTTCTTTTGTAGTAAGTTCTATAGGTATATATTCTAAGTCTTTAGCATTAAAAGGTCTGAGTTTTGCCATATTATATGTTCATATTAATATTAGTTGTTGGCATTTCTTGAGAGGTAGGTGGCGGAGTTTCACCATTGGCAATAGCATTAGCTGCAACTGCATCTTGTGTCATTGCCTCTTGTAATGGTGCTAATCCTTGAGCTGCGAGAGGTGGTGGAGTTGGATTAAATTTGTCGCTATCTACACCCATTATTCTATCTAGTTCAGCCAATAATTCCTCTTTGTTAGATTCTGGCATTATAGCTAATCTAGTTTGCATATACTGCCTCCATTTTTGCATTTCAAGTGATTGAGTAGACTCATAACTTGATTTTGGCACTACTATTATTTGATTTTGAAATTGATTCAAATCTTGTATAGAGAATGCAACTGCTTCAGCATTGATATTGGCTTCTTGTAGAGCGGCTTCTTCTAAATCTAGTTCTTCCACAATATCAGTGTATTGTTTTGAAGCTCTTTTGTCAATAATCTTAATAATTCTCATTCCTATTGACCCATCACTTAACTTTTGATTTTCTTGCCTAATAGTACTATACACTAAAGGTGCTTTACCTGTAATATCTGTTTTCTCTGGTATAGATAGGAATTGTAATAGATTAGATAATCTTAATTCTGTTCTTTCTCTTTCACCGTCTTCTAAGTATTTAATAGAATATCCTATCTGTTTCATTGCTTCTTCTTGTAATTGCAAGGTTTGTTGTAGTAACACTCTTCCTCCTCCTGGTGTCATAGCATTAGCTCCACCTGCTGGGTTTCCTGCTAAGGCTTCTATATCTGCATCCATTCTACCTAACATAGATATATCTGAATTGTCTATTCCGTTAAAACTTTCTATCTTAATTCTATTAATATCTTTAACCTGATAAACTCCTCCCATTTTAATATTGTTTATCTCAAAGAAATCATCATCATTTTCAGTTATCATAAATTGATTAGCAGACATTAACTGCTTTTGTATCATCAAGTTATAATGTATCTGATATGAATCTGTAATACCTGCTATTTGCTCAACCATAGACCTACCATAAAAGAATGGTGTACCTGAGAATACATCGTGGATAGTTTTAGCATAAGGGTATTTATTATGCCTGTATGGAATTACATTTTCATATAATAATATTCCATTAGCAACTAAATAATACATACCGTCAATAGTATAGCAATGTACTAACTCAACCATATCATCCTCTATAATAGGTAATAAATCCTCTCTATAATAAGATAAATCAGTTCGTCCTTTCCAATAATGACCTGATTTTACTTCTTTGAAATTAGGGTATTTACTGTAATATTTCTTAGCAACTTCATACTCTATCTTTTCTCTATCTATAATCCAAGATTGTTTTTGTATATCTTCTTCAATAGGGTTGGAGATAAGAATATCCTCTAATGGTCTTATAGCTGTATAACAACCTCTTTCTAAAATATGTTCTTGTTCTTTAGTCTGAACTTGACCTTTTTCGTCTATATGGTCAAACACTTTTTTCTTTACTCTAACATCGTAAAATCCCTCAAACTCTATAACAGTACCTTCAGCTGCTAACTGAAATGCTTTAAGTGTAAATGCTTTTTTTTGATTAGATTGTGCATTAGACCATTCTAATAAAGTTTTAATTCCATTAGATATATTTTTATTATATATATTGTTTTCTAAGTTATAGCTTTTAACAACCATCTCTACTGGATTACTAGCTACTTTAGACACATAAGACTTTACAACTTTTCTAACAATAGGAAATGGAATTGGGTTTTCAATGTCTAAATTAAGATGAGATATATCCCCATTTAATCTACGGGTCATATCGTTTTTATAGTCTATAATTGTTCGTTTACCTAGAATATCTAAATCAGTTTGTTGAATTTCTATTCCTCTGTTATACCAACTAAGTACTTTATCTATTGTGTCTTTATAATCCATAATTGTTATATAATTTATTATATTATAGCATTTTGAAATTATGTTGCTTGGTCATACCAAATTGTATAATCAAAAGTAAATGTTTGTCCAGTTCTATTTGTAGGAGTAGGTGCTTCTGATTCATATTTTATAAAAAATTGAGTAGTAGTCATTTCAAAAAATATTTTTTCTACATCTCCAGTGCTAAAATCAACAAAAGGTAACATAGCTCCTTGATTAAGACTACTTCTAAACCAGCTACATATACAAGCAGGTACATATCCTAAACTATGTGTAATTGTTAATATAGTAACTGTAACAGGACTTCCGCTAAATGTATAAGTTGTACTTCCTTTTCTTTCTTGCTTAAACATAGACTTTTCTGAAGTAATAGCTAATTGCTCAGTTGTAGCAGTTGTAGCATCAAATCCAGGTAAAGCTATTTTTATTCCGTATGCCATATATTTATACTTTAACAGGGTCTTTTAATACTAATAATCCATAGGTATAAGTAGGGTCAATTCCAAAAAAAGTAAATTTAACATCACTACTTGTACAATAAGTGTCTAAATCAAAAGCATTAAAAGCAATTTCCCATCTACTATTTCCAGATACATTATAAAGATATAAAAAGTATTGTGGATAATAATTTAATCCGTGTGAGACTGTTTTTTCTACAGCACTAGTTAAAGTACCTGTATCCATTTTTTGGATAATAGGGGAAGGATATTCTGAACTCCAAGCTAAATCTTTAGGACTAGCAGTTGTAGCATCAAATCCTGACTTTGCAACTCTAATTCCATAATCATTACTTGAACCACTAGGAGTAGTAGGTGTATTAGATACTGTATTATAAGTTATATTTTGGTCTATTTGTTGATGAAAAATATAATAATATATTTCAATTACATCAGATAAACCACCGTCATATTGTAAATTTGTTCCATTTATACCAAAAAACTGACTATATCCTGAAGTAGCTAAAGTTATATTATTAGTACCATATTTATCTTTTACATATATCCAAAATACAGGTGCATAACCTAAATTATGAGTAACAACGGTTTGAGCAGAACTTGAACTTGTAGTTGTAAAAGCTCCTTGAAAAGCTATCTTTAGATTAGGGTATCTACTATCAAAAGCAGACTCAAAATCAGCACAATTACTTGCATTATATCCAGGTCTAGCTACTCTAATTGCATATGCCATTATATATTACCCATTATAATACTATTAAGAGACCCATTCTTGACCGTTATTCTTGCATTTGTACCGTCTATAATTACACTATTATCTCCTCCAATAGTTAATGTTCCAGATATATTTCCTGAAGTTGCTGTAACTGCTCCAGAAAATGTAGCATTACTAGCTGTCATATTACCAGAAGCATCTAAAGTAAAGTTGGCTGCTTTTATTAACAATTTATCCCCATCCCATTGAAAATAGTTATTAGAATTATTATATAAACTAAACTTAGCCTTACCACCTGTAAATCCTAACCAAGCCCCAACATTATTACCATAAGCAGTAGGAGGTGTAGCTCCAAAAGATACATAGCCTGTAGAGCTTAAAACTGCCCCTGTCTGGTATATTGTTGTACTATCTATATTCCAACCAGCTATTGTAGAACTACCTGCTATTTGAATAGATAATGCCTCAATTACACCATCTCTTCTTAACTTCCAACCAGTAACTCCATTTACATAGTTTTCACTTTGTAAATAATCTCTTATTGTTCCTGCACCCATTCTTGCTGGTGGTACAATTTCAGATACTAAACTTTGAGAATACGGTGAGGTTTGGTTATTTGCTATTTCAGGACTTAATAATGCACTTGTATTGTTATTAACAAATCTAGCCATATTATTTTCTTATGCCTTTATTATCATAAAACAAATCTAACCCTTCAAAGATTGGTAATTTACTACCAACTATACCTGACCAAGATACTTTGAACCAATTTCCTGTAATATTAAATGGTCTTGCAACTTTATGTTCAGATACAACTGCAACTTGTTCAGTCTTACCTTCGTTATTAGTTACACTTATATTAGAACCATTAGCATTTTTAGTATAAATTGCTAAATTGTTTTGAATTGACTTAGTCATACCCCTCATACCACCGTCTAATTCCTGAAAAATTACCTCATAGGCAATAGGAGTGGTGTTATCTGTTACATAATTACCCTCTATCTCATAAATATTGTTAGAAGACCCAGAATAGACTTTGTTATCTTTGTCATTGTAGAATAGTTGTTTTACTCTGTAAGGATACCCAAAAATAGTCCAACTATCATTTCTAATAGAATATCTAAATATAACATTACCATAAGTTATCCCATCAATTACAATAGACCCTACTTCTAGGTATACATAATGCTCATTAGAAGTCATATATACATCAGACTTGTTAGAGATTAAATCTATATAGGCTTGAATAGGTCTTGCAATATCTTGAGGATAGGCTGACCCATCTGTTTTATATACAGAAGTTCCTGAATAGAAGAAACACATACCTTGACTAACTGTAATAGCTTCTTGAGATACAGCACCTACTTGATACAAATCATCAGGAACTACAAACTCATTTGTTATATCTGTTCTATAAAATCCATTATTCTTAAATATAAGTAATACATTACCGACAGTTGCAAAACCACTTGCATAACCTCCATCATCAGGATTAACTCTAAAGAAATTAGTTGAAGGTGTCCAAGTTATAAAAGGGGAGACTGAAGGATTTATAATTGATGAAGAATACACAGTTCCATTAGTGGTCATAGCTACTAATTTACCTCTATACCTTGTAATATAAGATAAAACAAGACTTGTAGGGCAGTTAGTTGTAACCCAAGTAGCACCATTAGTTGAACTCATCATATCATTGACCCCATTAATTACAAACAAACTACCTCCTAATTGGGCAAATCTGTGCTGTCCTAGCCCTTTTGATGTCCAACCTGTACTTGCGGTCCAAGCTGACCCATTCCAGTAAAACATATTAGAATCTGTGCCATTGCTTGTTGCAACTACTTGTATGTTGTTTGTAAATGTTCTTAAACTTGTTATCCCTTGAATATCTGTTACTCCTGAAATACTAGCTCCAATCTTTATACTTCCTTTTCTTCCTTGTACATATCCCATCACAGTATCAAAATCTACATTGTAGGCAAATTCTACTGAGTTTTTAGTACTACCTTTAATTTTATCCCTTGCAATAGATTTAGGAGATATTATTCCTGCATCAAATTGTCTATATGATTCTGTTGCCATATTTATTCATCGTGATTATATCTAACAACAGCATTATTTTTATAAATATTTGGTTTTAATACTGTTATTCTACCTGAAGTTTCTTGTCTTCTCATTCTATCTGCTTTACTTAAAAACGACTGATAAGCTAATTGTCCTACTGCTGAACCTCCAGAGTTTAATCTACTGTCTATTTTCCATACTAAATAATCTACAATAGCTGTTTCATCAGGTACGGATACTTCATCATACCCTGTGCTAATATTATTTGGTCTATGATAATAAGTCATCAATAATGCTTTTCCTGCTGATTGTTCTCCAACTACTGGATATGTATAAATATATCCATCTTGAATAGTATAATAATTAGGATTTCCAAAACTAGCTCCACTAAAAATAGTAGCTCCTGCTGTTACTGCTGCTGTAATTCCTGTACACCCTGTTAAAGTATTAGTTGTTTTACCAGTATATTCAATTACATTAGCTCCTATTCTAACAGACCCTTCATTAGGAAAGTTAGCAAATAATACCCCAGATATAATACTATCTCCAATATTTATATCTACAGTTAATTCAGTATAAGCTACTCCATTTATTAGATTATTCCAATCTTTTAATCCTAAATACTGTAAATTATGTCCAGTACCAAATTTTACTTCTTCAATACTTTCATCAGTTTCTCTATCTTGTATGTCTGCGGGTAAAGCTAATCTCCAACCACCTGTTCCAATAGTTCCTAAAGCATAATTATGAGTTCTAAGCCAAGCCCATTTTCCTTTTTTTCTAAGATTTACAACTTCTGACTCTGCTTTGTTTATAATTCTAAATATAAATTCATCTGTAATTGAAGGTGAATTTTCTTCATTTAATTCTAATAAAGCTAAAGTTTTTAATTCTCTAGCACTTTTTCTTGAGTATGAGTAGGGGATAGCTGAAGAATAAACTCCAAAAGTAGCGGCAACACCATTTTTTAACCTTGTATAAGCATATCCAGATAAATTTGTAGTATCTTCATAGACAGTATATTCATCAGACCCTGATATGTTTTTTGTTGCTAATACAGATTTAACACCACTAAAAGTACTTGAATAAGAAAATTGAATCTGATTATAGTTTATAAAATAAACAATAGTTCCAGCTTGATGACTAAATCCAGTATTAGAAGTTAATGTAATTGTATTGCTTGAAATAGAAGTTATAGGTAAAACTTCCCATTTTTCATTTGCAATATTTTCTAAAGCTACAAAAGCATATCCTGAACCTACTGAAGCATTTATTACAACTAAACTAGATTGTCCAGTTGTTAAATAGTCATTAGCTAAAAAGGTACTAGGTGCATTATTTACAATAGATTTATTTGGATATTTTAGTAAAGCCATAGAGATATAAATTAATATCTTTAATTATAGCATTTTGAAATTTTTCTTGGCTTTGTCTAGTTTACAAAGAGGACATTCATCTAAAGTTTTTATATAATTAACTTTATGTTTTTTGCAATAGTTAGCTATTTTTTGTAAGTGTTCCTGCATTTCTAATTTCTTTTCTGCAGATGTTTTTTTCTTATTTACATCGTTATCTACAAATCCCATATTTCCTTCTAGTATAGCTAATATTCCTTCTATTTCTCTATTTTCACTTAATATTGTATGTAAAACTGATATATCTACTCCTAATACCTTATTAGCCTCTGTAATAGAATTAAATTCAATAATTATAGGTTTCTTGTTGTTAATATTACTTATAGTGGATTTTTTGATATTTAGACTTAGTATGATTTTTCTTGCTTTTGGCATATAGGGTAAAATAAATCTATATCTACAAGTTCAATATAGCACAAAACTTAGATTTGTCAATTGTTATCATTACTTTCTATTTGCTTTGGTTGTAGTTCTTCTGGCAAGTCTACTTTCCATTGAATATCTCTAGTATATGCTTTATCAAAAGGAACTTTCTGACCTTGTCTAATAACATAATTTAAGTCATCTGTCATTGGAAACCCTATAAAATAAGGCTTTTTCTCTGGTTCAGTTATTTTGATAATCTCAGTTATATTTATAAAATCTCCAGTTGGTAGTTTAATAAATTTTAACTGATTGATATTATTTATAATCTTATCTGCAACATCATCTTCAATGTAGTATTTACTTTTATCTCGTAGAAAGATTACTTTCATATTATAAACTTAAGTCTAAAACTTTATTCACAGATTTCTTTTTATCAAAGTAAATCTTGAAATCCGCTAATTTATAATACATTTTGTAGGGAGTTGTTGCAATAGGGGCATATTGTTCACCTTGTACACTAATAACTTGCTTTACCATTCTAATTGTATCTTCATACCCAAATTTCTTAATCATATCTTCACAAGCCTTTCTTTGAGTTTTATTTCCATATTGAATACTTGGATTTATATTAGCAAATAATTCCATAACATCTACTATTTCCTGCGAAAATTTGTTTTCGCTAGTATTATCAGTCTTATTATTATTATCAGTCTTATTATTATTATCAGTCTTATTATTATTATCAGTCTTATTTATGGTGATACTTTTGCCTACTTGGCTTTTTTCCTCCTTGGCTTTTCTGTCACCTGGCTTTTCAGCCTCCTGTGTCTTTTTATCACTTGGGTCAAAAAAAATATTATATATTATTCTACCTGTACTTAATTTTATTCTTTCAAGCAGTCCATATGTTTCTAATTCTTTAAGAGCAGTTCTTATTGTTACCTCACCTTCCTTCATATCTTTTGCTATTCTATCAAATGAAAATTGATAGTTAGTTGGTTTGGAATATAAATAAGCCCATAATAATTTTGCTTTCATACTTATTTTAGTATTGGTTATTATTTTATTTGGAAATTGTGTATAACCTGTATCTGGTTTTGCTCCTATAATTGCCATATATTTTACTTTATTTAATAATAAAAAAGTCCTTTGGCAAAACCCCGAGATTGCTCTCAGGAGGTTCGTCAAAAGACTTTTCTAATTCAAGTTATTTTGTGTAGATAAGTTTTGAACCTTTTTGTCTTGCCCTGTTTAAAGTCTTCAGCTGACTATGCACTTATATTATCACACTTTCCCAATTCTGTCAAGAGTAAACAAAAAACCAGATGATATGTAAAAATAAAAAAACATTCATCTGGTTAATTCTATCAGAGACACCAGAACACTACATCTGGCAGTAATATAGTAGCATATTTATCTAATTAAGTCAAGCTAGTGTATAGATTGAATAGCAATATAAACACTAATAAAAACAACATTAGATAGTCTAATAATTCTAGTTTGTAGTTAGGCATATTGTTTTTGATTGGTACCATTTCTTGTTATTCATAGTGTTGTTGTTAAGGTATTATCGAGCTTTAATTTTTTCTACTATAATAAAGCTAGACCTTGAAGTGTCTTTGGCACCAGTATATGAACCCCCAACATTTCTTGATAATTGAACTTTCCAAGTTGTTTTTGTGTTTAATGGCTGAGCAGCAGGAGAAAGTATTGAATTTATGGTTTGACTAACTCCAACAACAGCGTGATGTTGGTCGTAACCATAACCAACCAATACATTTGCTGTAGTTGCTAGTCTTATCCCAAAATATGAAACAGTATCACAGTTTACTACAATATTTGGTCTAACAACAAGTATTTCTCCAGCTTCTAAACAAAAATCAAATATAAGATTTGTCATATCAAACCATCCACTAGTAGTCATATTTACATCTCCGTTCAAATGTTTCTTAAATGGTATAAATGATGTAATAGGAATTTGAGAAGTTCTTTCTACAGAAATCCAGTTATTAGAAAGATTAAGTGTTGCAGAAAAACTGCCCACCGAGATATAGTTATCATCATCAGTAGCATTGGCAAATGTAGAAAGTGCCATATATATATTACTTGTTTGATTAGAAGCTCCATAATAAAAACTTCCTAATCTAGTTCCATAATTAGTAGATATTCCAAGAGTAACTCCATTAATAGAATTAAAGCCAGCATATGCAATATATAAAGCATTCGTGTCAATTCCAGTACCGCCAACAAAAGAACTTCCAAACCAGTTTGTTCCTGCGTTCATAGTCACAGACAAAGCAGAGGTTATACTTCTTAGTGTACCTCCTATCCACACATACACAGGGTTAGCAGAAGTAGGGTCAACTTGAGAACTAGAACTTGTACTTATAGCAACAGTTAAATTATTTGAAGCTACAGTTACTCTTATAAATCCATTTATCAACCCACCATTTCTTATCCTTGTTTTAAGGTCTAAAATGTCCACATAAGCCTTTACAGCCTTTGCACTAGGGATTGTATCATCTAAAGCAGAAACACTGCTTAAATCGGCATCTATGGTCAAATCCTCTACATTTCCAGTACCAGCTGTTGCCCTACCTTTAACAGTAGCAGTAGCAACTTGAGCAAGTTTAGCATTAGTTACATTGTTGTCTGCTATTTTTACTGCTGTAACATTATTATCAGCAATCTTGTTAGTAGTAACCGCATTGTTTGCAATTTTAATCTCTGTAACAGCATTATTATCTATAGTCCAAGTACTACCACCTCCTGAAGTAGTTATATCTCCCTTGTCGCCATTTGGAATAGCAACATTTACATTTTGCCAACTATTGGTAGATGCTTGATACCCTAATATTTGATTATCTGTAGGACTAGAAATATTGACATCATTTAAGTCATCTAATACAACAGTTTGAAGTAAATCTTGCAATAGGTTTTGGTCATTAACAGGCACAGTTCCTTTTAGTATTTGCTCATTTAATTGTTCTTCTAATTTCGGCATATTTATATCATCCTATATTGTATTTATTTTGTCTAGATTAAAGTTTCTAATTTATCAATAGTATCTTGTGTAATATCTAATAATTCTTGGTATTTATTTACTTTCTCTAAATCACCTTCACCTTGAGCTAAATTATACATTGTTTGGTAATAACTTAGTCTGTTATTAGTTAATTGGATAAGTTCTGGAATATTCATAATTGTATTAATTAAATGCTTTAATAAGGACATAACCAGCGGTAACCCCTACCCCTGCGGTAGATACTCTGGCTCTCACTAATTGTGAGTTAATATTAAGATTAGTTACCTGAACTGTAGAGTTTGCTACAGCAGTTATTGGACTACCAATATTGTAAACAGTTGTTCCGTTGTCATCTGACCCTTCTAATTGAATTTGTGGGGCAGTTGTTGTAATAGCTCCTACATTAATAACTAATTGTATATTTTTAGTATTTTGAACATTTAGATTAGGAGTTGTAGAGTTAAGAGTAGTTAACACTATTGTTCTATTTATTAACTGCCTTAAACCTAAAGTTGTATCATTATACATCATTCTTTGAACGGAACGAGTAAAAGAAGTTGTACCATTTAGAGTTTGAACATATCTAATACGGTTACCGGAATAAGGTAATTTAGGCGAACGATATGTACCAGTTCCCGATATACGAGGAAAGTCATACACTTTGAACCAGTCTATTCCTGTATTATCTGACTCTTCAATAGATACATCTAAGGTTGGAGTTCCAGATATAGCAGTTACTGGAATTGCTACTGAATAGCTAGTTCCGACAACAGCATTAGCATTTCCTGTTGTAGTTGCTGAAGTATTTATTACAGCACTAGCTATATCTTGAAGTATAGTTGAAGTTGTTAAGGTTATTTGTGAGCCCGAAGCAAGATTAATCGCTTGTGAGGATGGAATAAAATTAGGTTGTCCTAAAGTTTGAGTTACACTAACATTGGTTGTTCCAGCAGTTGTAGCTGTTCCCATAATTACACGAAAATACCTTCCAAAAATACCAGTTTGTGCATAAGTGTTTGACCCTATACCAGTGGTTAATAATGCTCCACTAGTAACATTAACAAGTTGAGCAGTTACAGGGTTAGTAAAAGCTAAATCATCAGCCCATTGAGTCGTCAATGTTCCAGTTGTACCTACTGATATAGAAGATAATTTAAGAAAAGAGGTGTTTATACAATCAATCGGACCAATTAAAACTGTGTTAATAGCAATAACCCCAGTATTGGTATAATTAGTAGTTATAGGAGTTGTACCTATTGTAGACACACCTACAGAACTTGCTCTTAATTGAGCGTTTGTTAAAGGTTGTGTTAACCCCGTATCTACAAACCCTCTATAATCTGTTGTATTGTTATAAATAAATTGCAATACATCAGCAGAATTATGCCCTGTGGTATTAAATTCTAAAGTCAATATATCCCCAGATAAATTGGTATAACCTCTTCCAGTTAACCCAGCTCCATATATAATGGTATTTCTTGTTTGGTTTACAATAGCCACTAATAATTTAACATTAAAATTAACAATATTAGTATCTACTGTTCCAACCCCAGAAGCTCCAGGAGTAAATGTATAAGATGGTGTTATATAGTTTTTCATAATTTAATTTTATCCGAATATTAGTGCATAGGCTATAGAGTCTTGTTCAGTTATACCGCCACCAGTAGAAGCTATTGTAATCTCGTCATTTGTTGCATTTGTTGTAAGAACTATATTAGAACCAGCTACTAAAGTTAAAGTGTCAGAAATGCTATCTGCTACAACATTAGATTGACCAGCCACTGCAATAGTGCTAAATAGATTTTGGTCTCCAGTGTTAGTCCCAGAAGCAGTTCCTCCACCTGTAGCAAAATCAGCTCCAGTAAGAGCAGTGTTAAACTCTGTTAAAGTTCCAGTTATCCCCACAATAGAAGTTTGGTCTCCAGTGTTAGTTCCAGATATGGCTGGTTTATTAAATATTTGAGCATCTCCAGAGACAGCATTCCAATCGGCATTAACATTTACTTCAGCTCCAGTAGCAATCCCAGCAAGTTTATTCTTTTCAGAAGTTGTATAATCTTCTGTAGATAATCCTTTTCCAATTATTTTGTCTACCTTATTATCTAAAGCAGTTTGAGTAGCAGTACTAATTGGTTTATTAGCATCAGAAGTATTGTCTACATTTCCAAGTCCAAAATCTGATTTATCTAAATCTATATTTCCAGACCCAAGTAAAGATTGATTTTCTATAGTTTTAATATTTGTACCTGAAACTAAAGTAGCTTGTTTAGCATTAAGAGCTGTTTGTAATCCTGATATATCAGCTATATCAGCATCTGTTCCAGCAGTTACTAATCCTTTAGCATCATAAGTAATTTTAGTTTTAGTTGCTCCAGTTATAACAGAATTTTTATCTATTTTAGTATCTAAAGCTGTTTGCGTTGCTGTAGATATAGGTTTATTAAGGTCAGAAATATTATCTACATTGTTTAGAGCTAATATAGTTTTTACATTAGTAGGAGTTATATTTTCCCACCTAGTAGCTTTTCTAACCAAGAAATCATTTACAGTAGAACCATTTACATAAACATCTGATAACTCTTCTAGTTCCTGATAATTCTGCACTCTAATATCTATTTCACCAGCCGAACCATTAGAAGTCCTTACAACAAATCCCAATAATACACCGTGATTAGGAGCTTCTGGGATACCAACTCTATATCCACCAGCTGTAGTTTCAGATAAATATAATGCTTGACCTTCTGTATAAGTAGCAGTAGGCAAAGTAGATAAAGCTGTTAATCTACCATATTGCATAACAAAGCCATCATTGCTTCCAGTTATAGTTGTGGCTGCAATCCCAATAGTATAAGCAGAAGTTGCCTCAGCATTAGCTCTTGCCAATTCAACTGTAAGATGAGTTCCTGTTGAACCTGTAATATATACCACTTGACCTTTTGTAATAGTTCCAGCTGTATCTTTTCTAGCTTTTATAAGTAATGCTTGATTAAGTTTAGAACTATATGTACCAGTGATTACATTTACATTTTCATTAATATTATTAAGTGTCCAAGTATTACCATTATTAGATACAGTAATGTCACCTTTATTACCATCTGGAATTTGTCCAACTTCATCTTGAACACCTGAAAATACAATAGAAGCATTTTCCGAAACTTCTACTATTGGTCCAGAATTATTATCTAGAAAAGATGACATAATCTAAATTATCTTATTTTCTAATAAGAATTACAGTTGCTGTACCTGAACCAGTTATAAAATTAATAGCAGTAGCTCCATTTGGTACAATATAAGTTCTATATGTTCCAGCTTTTATTCTTTCATCAAAATTAGAAGTAGTACAAGCATTAGTTCCATATTTTAATAATACATCAGTTGTTTCTGAATGTACTTCAATATATTCACCTTGTACAACTGTTTTTTGTACAGAAGGAGTGGTAGTTACTGAAAAAGACCCTTCAGGAGCTACTCTTATTTTGTTTGGAGGTAATTGTCCTGGTCGTCCAAATTCGTCTGATGGTAAATTAAATGCCATATTATTTCAAGTTAATTGTATAATTTAATTATAGCATTTTGAAAAAACTATTCTTCAGTTTTAACTTGACCATATCTTTTCTTTAATTCATTTTTATACTTATCTTTAACTTTAGTTTCAGCTTTAGATAAAGCATCTTTTTTATCATCTAAATTTAAGCTATCCCATTTAGAAGACTCTATTGTTTTATTATATGCCTCATACAATAACTTACCATATTGAGCTTTTTCTTCATTTAATTTATCATCAGGAATATTGTAATATTTTTGAGCATATCTTCCTATATAGTCAGTAGGTGTCTTTGCTTCCCCTTCATTAGCCATATTTTGCAGTTCTAAGACAACTTTATCATCGGAAGGTGTCTTTACTCTAGCACCAAAGAATATCTGACTTAATCCTTCAGTTTTTATTTCCTCACCAAATACATCTCGTTTGACAGGTAGACTTTCTCTTACACCAGGTATTTTTAATACAGCAGGGTCAAGGTTTATTCCATAAATAGAATATTGTCCAGTTTTAGTATCTCGTTTAACTGTATCACTAGCTTCACCAACATCTCCAACAATAGAAGGTACAGACCTTGCAGCTATAAAGTTTATTATTGCATCAAAACCATCTTTATATGCTTCTTCTATTGATAACCCTTCTTTAGATACCTGACTTATAGCTTCAGTACTTCCTTTTATTGCATCAGAAACACCTTCTATAACAGGTAATTTAGTTAATTGTCCAGCGGCTCCAGCAGCATAATTTAACAATATTTGCCCCATTGTAACATCTGGGTTTTTCTTTAAGTTTAATATCCCAACTAAAGGAGCAGCAACTGGTCCTAAATAATCTAATGATACCCATTTATCTCCTAATTTTATAGAGTTAGTAGAAGCTCTACCAAGTTCAATCAACCTTTGTTCATTAGGGTCAGTAGGGTATTCACCAATATAGTTTTCAGGTGGTATTAAAGAAGCTATACCAAGAGCTAATCCTATTCCAACAGCTGGTCTTTGAATTTTAGTATCTCTAGCAAAGTTTAATAATATTTCAGTAGCTTGTTGATTATCTTTAGCATTCTTTAAAGCATTTGGTAAAGCTCTAAATAATCTAACAGATGGTAATACTCCAGAATAATCTAATCCTGTATAAATAGCATTAGCAGGTGTCATAACAAATGGTACAAGATAAGTTCCTACTTTGAAAGCATCAGCAATATCTTCAGAAAATCCTAATTTTGTTAATATTTTTTTAGAAGAATCATCTAATGCAGACCTAATTTGATTAGATGTTTCAGACAATATATTTTGTTTTTGAAAAGTTACACGATTAGCTTCAGCAATTCCATCATTTTTTAATTGTTTTCCTAATTCTGTTTTAGGTTTTATAGCAGTTGCATCGTTAATAAGTTCAGTAATTTGAGTTTCTAATTGTTTTATTGGTACATTAGGATTAGCTTCTTTTATTCTATTACGAGCAAGTCTATTTATAGTGTCATGTTTAGCAAAACTAGAATAAAATTGGTCAGGTACAGACAATCCAAATTTATACACTGCATCATTATACATTTTAGTATATTTTTCAATTTCACCAGTAACACCTGTACCTTCAGTGTTAAAAGCATTCATAGTCTCTCCTAAAGTTTTTACACCACTATCTATATCTAAAGCTCTTGTAGGGTCAAACCCATATTTAGCAAAAAACTTAGCATCTTCAGTAGCTTGACTAAAAGCCTTATCCATTTTATATGGCACACCAAAATCTACTGTTCTATCTACGCTAGCAGTAGCCCAAAATCCAGTATTAGCAATTATGTTAGTTAATCCAGATTTTAAGTTAAACAATAAATTAGCATTGGCAGTAGATACAAACTTTTTACCAAAAGAAGAAGGGTTTACATTATCTACAGTTTGTTTATATTCCATATAAGCTTGACCAAACTCATCTGTATACTTACCATCTACTCTACCTAGTTCATTTATTCCACCATCAGCATCTAAATATTGACCTATATTTTCACTAGCTTTAGTTAGCTTCTGAACCTCATCACCACTTAATCTAACACCTAATTTTATCTCTATACCTTCTTGTATTAAATCATCTGTAATATCGTCTAAGTTAGATAATTTATTTATTTTATTTAACAAAATTTCAGGTTGTTTTCTACCTTCAGTTTTAACTTTTCTTTTATACTTAGCAGCTTTTATTAAAGCATCTTTTTGTGTTTCTAATATCTTATCTTTAATTCCTTGTTCAACTACAAGCCTATCTGCACTATCTGAGAATAAGTTTTTCTCATCAAAACTATCTAATATTTCAGCAATAGCATTATTTCTTTTAGTGTTATCTAATGCAGTAATACTACGAAGAGCTTTAGAAGGTATATTCTTCTTTATAAGTTCAGTTACTTCTTGAGGAATACATACTTTAGCCATATTATCTACAGGTTATATTATCTAATATTTCAATAATTGCATCTTTGTCTATAACAACATTATTCAACTGTTCTTTAACTTTTGCAACCTCAACAGTTAATTCTTTAGAAAATCTAGTCTGTCTTTCATTATTTAATTTACGAATAACAGCTACAGGGTCGGCAATATTACTACTTCTAACAGAAGCAATAGATTGTCCTTCTTTAGTTAAAGCTCTACTTAGGTTTGCGGTAATATCTGAAGCCTCATCATAACGACCTAATTCTAATAATTTAGCAGTATAAGTTTCAGTAACTTTAACTTGACGAGGGTCAACAATTTTAGATGGGTTTATATTTTCTGCAATTTCTTTAGCTTTATCAAAGTCATTAGCAACTAAATCATTAGCATACTTTTGAGCCTCAGCCATATTAGCTACATCATATTGTACAATAGCTTTATTATCTAGTTCAGGATTAGCAGAAACAACTCTTTTATAGTAAGTACTTTCTTTTTTTCTATCATTTAACTCTTGTTGAACTCCTGCTATAACTTCAGGGTCTCCAGTAGTATCTACAAGTTCTTTCATACTAGCATCCATTTCTTCAGCAGTAGGTTGGTCTCCTTTAGCTAATTTCTCATCAAGAGCATCAATAGCAGGTGTATCTATTACTTTTTCAGGTACAATCTTAAACCCTTCATTTTCTAATGTATTATAGATTTTGCTAACTTCTAATTCTACTTCTTCAGTTGGGATTTTGTTGAATTGTGGTTGGTCATAACTTTCAATAGGAGGTTGAGTTCCTTCTAATTGTTTTTGTAAAGTTTGTTGTTCTTTAGTAATATCTTTCAAAAAAGTACTACTTTCTTTTATGTTAGCTTTTAAACTATCTCTTTGACGAATTAAATTTAACCAACTTTGATAAGCATCTTGAGCTTCATCATCACTAGTAAATCCTAACTCTGTCATTATAGAGTCTCCTTGTCTAGCATATTTACTACCTTTACCAGTTATTTCTGGTAATTTACCTTCTCTTTTATTAGCATATTTATGTAATGTTTTACCTGGATGTGTTTTTAGTTCATCAAGTAATACTTCTAATTGCATTTCATTTTGACCTAATTCAATACCAACTTCTTGTTCAGTAGTTTTTAGATTGTCTAATTGACTTTGAACCTCTACAATTTGTTGAGCAGAAACTTCATTTATAGGAGCAGTTTTAGCAACAGCATTCCATTGTGATTTTAATTCAGACTTAGTTTTAATTGGAACTTCGCCTTCTAATATTTGATATGTTTTTCCTATTTCTCCTCCTGCATATTCATCAAAAGCAATACCTCTTAAATTTTCTTTTTTAACTATTTTTTCTACTAATTCAGGATATTGACTAATACTAGCAAAATCTGCTTTTCCATTAGGAAACATTAAATTAAAATCATCTTCTGTAAAAACAATTTTTTCCCCATCCATATCTAAATATGTTTTATTAATTTCTTTTTTAAATTTATTTATATTTTTAACTTTAGTTAAATCTAAAACTTCTTTTTTTATGTTAGAAGAAGCCTGATAAATATTTTCTCCAAAAACACGAGAAACATTAGGATTATCAGATAAAAACAATCCTCCACTTTGTCCACCTTTTTTTATTCCTTCTCCAACATTAAATTGTAATTTTCCACTTTTAATATTTGTTGGAGTTCCGTGATAAAGACTATAATTTTTTAACCAATCATCAAAAGTTTTACCTTCTGCTTTAGCTTGTTGAATAGATTTTGTAATTTCATCAACCTCAACTGGAGCAACCTCATCAACAGCATTTATTCTATCAATAAGGGGTTTAATCTGTGTATTATAAATCTCTTGGTATTTAGGGTCATTTTTGTCTATTTGAAGAGACTTTCCACCAACTTGTTTACCATTTAGTAAAGCTAAATCATCTACTACCTTACGAGCAGAATTTACACTTAAAGCACTATCAGGATTGAAGTCTATGTTATTACCTTTAACTGTTTTAGTTAAGTCTAACATAGGAATAGTAGTTTCAGGGTCAAAAGCACCTAAAGATTGTTTGATAGGGTCTTGAGTAGGAATAGCTTGAGCAGGTTCAGCAGTTTTAGCAAGAAAATTAGCTTTTATACCTTGCATTCTTTCTAATTCTGCTTTTCTAATATCACCAGCTTGTGTAGGAGAAGTAGGCAAATCAGTAGTAGGAGCTTTTGAAGGAATAGCACTACTAACTTTACTAACTAAAGCTCGTCCAACCCAACCAAAACCTAAAGTAAGTGCTGAAGCTGAAGCTCCAGTAATAAAAGAACTTTTTACAATATTACCTAAAGTATCATCTTGTTCTTCATCTGCTAAAACTCCTAAAGTTCCATAAACAGGACCTTGTAAAGCAGCTCTAGCAACTTGACCTTTAAGTGTTTGTTCAGTAGCTTCACCTAAACCTTGTTTTATAGCAACTTGAGTACCTTGATAAATATCTCCAATTCCTAATGCATTAGATAAAAGATTAGCTCTACCAGTTAATTTAGTAGTTTGTACAGCAGCAGGTATTTTAGTGGCAAGTTTACTAGTTGCTTGAGTAGCAACAATACCTCCTTTTACTGCTCCTACACCAGGTAAGAAAGAACCTATGTCTAATCCAGCTAAAGCAGATTTAGCAGCAATTTGTTTACCAGTAGTTAATTCACCTAAATTACCAACAGCTTTACCATATTTTTCTTGAGCAGTTTTATATAATTCTTGAGATTGTTTTAACAACTCTTGAGATTTAGTTTTATCAGTTTGAGCTATTCTAGTAGCTTCAGTATTTAATGCAGCAGACTGTTCATATAGTTTAGTAGCTTCTTTGGATTGCATTGCCCCACGAGGAGCTCCAATAAAGACATCTCTAGGATTTTCAGTAACCATTTTACCTACTTCCCAAACACCTTTAGCCCACATACGAGGGTCAACAACAAATTGAGCAGCTTTACCAATCATTGCTTTTCTTTCAAACCCTTGTTTTTCTTTAGCATATTGAGCTAAAAGATTATTAGTTTCAGTTTGAATTTCTAACTTTAATTGATTAGCTCGTTCTATTTTTTGTCTAGCTTCATCTTCTAATTGGAATTGTTTTCTTTGTTCATCAGAATATAAACGAGCTCTACCTTCATTATCTGTTTGATAATTAAGAGATTGAAAGTAATCAAATTTCTTTTTAGCCATAATTAGTCGCTAAATGTTTTATAGATAAAAGTACTAATATCGTCAGGATTAATTAACCCACCATATAAAGATTGATAATATTTAATAGCTTGTTCACGATTAACAAATTTTCCAGCACCTAAAGCTTCTTCTTGAGCAGCATTAGTTGCAATAGTTTTATCACCAACTTTACCACTACTTACAGCAGCTCTAAATTCAGATATAGCCTGTTGCTGAGGAGTAGGTTGTGCTTTAGCAGCAGCAGTTGCAGCAGCTCTACTTCTACCAGCTTCAGCTTTTTGGAAAGCAAATTGTCTTTCTCTAAAGGCAGCATCAGCAGCAGCTTGTTGTTTGCTAAATTCAAATTGTTCTTGTTGTAATCGCATAGATTGACGACCTTGTTCCATTTGTAATTGCCTAGCTTCTTCAGCTTTTCTTTCATTTTCTCTAAGGGAAGTTTGAGCTCTATCTAAGTATCCTTGTGTAAGCCCACTATTTCTTTCTAATCTTCTTTTTTCATCAGCAGATAGCCCTTCAAAAGCAACAGACCCCATCATATTAAAAGCATCCATAACATTTTGTCTAGCAGCGACTCTTTTAGCTTCTTGTTCTTGTCTAATCTGTTGCATTCCATTAAGTAAATAAGAGATACTATCTTTAGTTTCCTGACCTCTAGCAGACATAGTCCATTTAACCATACCAATTTGTTGAGATATAGTATTCATATCACCAACTTGAATAGCTCTTAATTGTTGAGGAGTAAGACTAGCTTGATTTTCAGGAGTTAATGTACCTTTAGATAAAGCAGTAGTAAGAGTATTAACTTGTTCTAATAATTTATTATTTGTATTAGCTTTTTCACTAATCTGTTGCACAATTTGCATATCTAACATAGCAGGAGTTTGCAATTCAGGATTAAAAGGAATATATGGAGTAGCTTGAGCCTGTTGTTGAGGAATATTAACAGGAATAGGCTGATTAGATTGAGCCGACATATTAATAGGTTGTACTATTTGACCTGATGGAGTTCGTGGTAATGAAAAATCTTCAGCCATATTAAGTAGATTGTTGAGGATTAGTTAATAGATTTCTTTCAGCCTTTAATCTTTCGTATTCAGCAGTAATTTCAGCTTGTTTTTGTTGACCTAGAGCAGACTGTTCAGAGGTAATAGCAGTACCATAACCTGTATAGCCTAAATTACTTGGCTGTTGCATTTGTTGAGCAATTTGAGGGTTAATACCTACTCCTAGATTTGTAGGCTGTCTTAGCCCTAATTTTAAGTCATTAACAGCTTTAGAACCTAATAGTTCTTCAGCTTGTCTACCAATATCTTGTAATTGTCTCTTAGCTTGAGACTGAGTAGATTGGATAATATCTCCTTGTTGTTGAGCTAATTTAGCTTCATTTCTTTGTCTAATACCGCTATATAGCATACCAGCTTGTTCAGTTTGAGCAGCTAAGTCTTCAACTTGTTTAGTAAACTGAGTAGCCATTTGTCTGTTAGTAAACTCATAATCTTGTTGAGCAATAGCAATATTATTTAAAATATCTTCAACTTTACGAGATTGGATACCTTCATAAAACTGTTTTATTTTAGGATTATTTTGAGCTTGTTCGTATAATTGTTTGAAAGTATCCGCATTAAAAGTAGTAGGAGCGGGGATAGACTTTTCCACATTATCTAACATTTGTTTACCAACAGTTCCATAAAACATTTTAGTATCAGGGTCTAGTCTATTAATAACATCATCAGAAAGACCAATTTGTCTTAATAGGGGATTAAGGGTTTCATTAGTGACAGTAGCAGCCACTTTTATACCAGGATTTTGAACATATCTACTACTAGCCTGTACTTTTTCTTTCATAACACCAACATTACGCCCCCAATATTGAGGAGCATTTAATATACCTTCAATTTCAGATTGTTCAGGTTTACCACCAAAGAATACTTGCCAAGTACGAGTAATAGTATCTTTATTAACAGGTTGGCTAACAAATCTTTGAGACTCAGTAAGTCTTTGAGCAACAGAATTAAGATTATTACCCCAATATTGAGGATTAGCCATAATATCTCTAATTTCAGACTCAGCAGGTTTATCACCAAAAACAGCTAGATAGGCTTGATTTATATCTTCTCTTTGTAATGCCATACTAATAGAGTTTAATGTTTAGTGCCATATTGTTATATTTCTTTATAAGCTATTACATTAGTAATAACATATTCATCACCTAATATTTCGTTTATTTTTTTATCACATTCTTCAATATATGCTTGTCTTTGAGCCATAATAGTATTAACTCTATCAATAATATTGACTAACTTAGCTTGTCTTTCTTGATTGATGATTTGTTTAGCTTTTTCTACATCAGGCATAGTAAGGTATATTTATATATACTAATATAGCATTTTGAAAAATTATCTTCTAGTATTTCTAATACTTCTAGCCATTAGTTTTCTTAATTCTCTAGGTCTATTTTGGTAATAAGTCATTTGAGATAGGGTATTAAGTTGAGAGGGGGTAATAACTTTCTTACCCCATTCACCCAAAGCACCAGGAGTAAGTACAGTAGCACCAGTTCTTAATGCATCGGCACAGTGAGAAAACTCATCGTGAACAGGGTCTTTAAGATAGACATTCATCTTTTCATTCCATTTACGACGATACATTTTAAGTTGGTCAAGTCCTTTTTCGCAATAATCAGCGTGGAAGTAGGCAGTAGTAATAATTCTTTTAACACCTTCAATCCCATCGTGAACAGCAGGGATAGCAGATTTTTCTGACATATTAAGTTGTACATTATCTTCACCAAACAAATCTTTAAGAGTAGATATACGAGACACACCAGTAGATAATTCTCTAACTCTACCATCGTGAGGGATATATTGCACACCTAAGACAAAGTTTCTATCTTTAGCAAGTTCATTTAAGACATCATAATAATGTTGGAAAGGTTCGTCCATATTTTCATAATAGCCAATAAACCTAACTTCACGACCAACTTGTTGATATAACCAAATAGCCATAGCATCGTCCATACCTAAATCCCATAGCCCATTAACAGGAACAGAAGGTTCAATAGGAAATCTAATAACTCTATTATCTTGATAGGCTTTATCTATTAAATCGCCATAGACACTACCTTTAAGTTGAAAAGAAGTCCAATCACCATATCTCCATTGTTTATATAGTTCAGGTTCACTTTCTTTAATAGACTCAAGATACTGCATATAATCAGGAGTATTAAGAAGAGAAGGGTTATCTTCAACAGAGGAGGGGATAAAGACTCTAGTACCACCATCAGAGGCATAATAAGTTTGAGCAGGAGGTTTCCCTTCAATAAATCTTTTCTTGACCCACATATGACCGACACCATTAGGGTTAGTAGTACAGAATATTTGGGCAGCAAGACCAGGAATAGTAGACCTACAAGACCCTAATAGCCTCATATAGCGAGTTTCAGAAGGAATTTGTGTTAACTCTTCAATAAGTATTTTTTGGTATTCGTGACCCTGATATTTACTATAAGCATCTTCATCGCCAAGATGACCAGTTCTAATTTTAGCACCAGAAGGAAAGACAAACTCAGCAGGTTGCCCAATTCTTTTAGCACCAAGTACAGTATACATTCTTTCAGCTCTATCCAGCCAATCGCCTAAATCTGTAGCATTTAATCTAATAACAAGACCTCTATAAGCAGGATTAGAGATATATTCAGGTTCAACCATCCAAACAATCCCAGCATCAGTTTTACCACCACCTCTAGCACCACCAAACAATATTTCTTTTTCAGACCTACTAAGAGCTTCAGTTTGAGCCCCAGGATGCGGTTCCCAGATATATTTTTGTTTTTTAGCTAATCTACTAGGCATAATGTAGTGTAATGATTAAATATTACCTATAATATATAATAAATATCAGGAATTGTCAAAACAAAAAACCCTTTTCACCTCGTCAGATAAAAAGAGTCTCTTGCCAAACCTGTACCAATCTACCGCAATACCATTATATTGTACATCTACAACAATATTCCGATATACTAGCCTTGAGTTCATTTAAACGGTGTACAAAATTATACAAATATCACTACCCATATAACACCATACAAGAATAGTATAGCATTTTGAAAAATAATATGCTATAATAAGTATACCTACCATTATCAGTAGGCATTAACAATTAACAAATTGTTTTTATATCTTAGAAAAGGCTCTGCAAAGGGTCTTTTTTAGGTTTGTATATATCTTTTCGTCAAATCATACAAACTAGTGTAGTTTGTTTACATCTTCATCTCTAACTCCTTTGCAATAATTATATAAGTTTATATTGCCACCATTCAAACTATAATCATACCATTCAAATACAGTGTCTTTATCTATCCCTTTATCCACAACCTCCTTTATAGTGCTAAAACTGAACCAATAATCAGCCATACAGATAACATCTCCTATATCACCAGCTACCCAATAATCTATATCATAAACTGTACTATCATCCCACATTAAATCACAAAACTGCTCACAATATTGATGAACCGCTTGTTCGTATAATTCTTTAGTAGTCATATTATTTACCTTGCTGGCTTAGACAATATAGGTTTCATAACAACTTATTCTCTTTTTGCCAAGCATTTATCCTTGCCTCAGCTATCTTTATATACTCTTCTTCTCTTTCTATCCCTATAAAATCAAAACCTTCTAATTTAGCACCTATTCCAGTTGTACCACTACCCATAAACGGGTCTAATACAGTGCCACCTTTAGGAGTGACTAATCTACATAAATATCTCATAAGTGATATAGGTTTGACAGTTGGGTGATGGTTTTTAATATGTCTTATTTTATTTCCGTGTCCTTTTGCATCACCCCCATTAAAATTTGTATTTCCTCTTTTTAGTTCTGCTTTTGCTTGGTTACTAAAAGCAAGTGGTTTTTCTTCAAACTCTTCACACCCCCTATTTCTTTCACTCTTACTTGCTTTGGCACAGTAGAAGAAACGAGAGGCTGAGCCTGAGTCGCCATAGTTATCGGGTGCATTTGCTTCTTGTATGTTATCTTCACTACCACTTAACATAAAACCTTTACGACTTCTTGTCTGTTTACTAAACTTCCCACCTCCAGTCTCAGGAAACAACTTTACCACTTCATCAGAGCCATCGTGGATTAGGTTTGCTGGGAAGCGACCAGTATTTTCCACCCTACACCCATCAATATTTATACCACCAGTACCATATTTAAGTACATTTTGTGCTACAGTTTTTTCGCTTAAAGGTTTACGAGCTACTGTGATAGGTTCTAGTGCTGGTTTAAGTGCTGTACCATAGCCTTCGTAAGGGGAGTTGCCTTTGGTTAAATTAACTACATCAGCAGTATCTTCTCCACCAAAGTCTCCATAGTTTCCACCTTTCATTCTACGAGCAGTCCCCATTAGTTTTTGTTCTCCAACTACCTCCCTTTTATTCCCTTGCAACTTATCCACAGCCTTACCTATATTATGAGACTTAGGAAATCCTGAACCATACACCCAAGCTATCATATCCCTTATCTCAAACCCTGCGTCTTCAATTCTTACTGCCATTCTATGCTGTGTTCTTGTCCCAGCAAATGCTAATAGATATCCCCCTGGCTTTAATACTCTAAGACACTCTTCCCATATCTCTTGACTGGGTACATCATAATCCCACTTCTTACCCATAAAAGATAACCCATATGGCGGGTCAGTCACTATACTATCTACTGAGTTATCTTCTAACCCTTTTAACCTCTCTAAACTATCTCCTAATATTAACCTCATACCTTATCCTCCTCATACCTACCCATAGTTTGACAAAAATAACTTACAGAGTTTTCTCCATATCCCATTTCAATATACACTATCCCTCCTAATGGTTGCCAACCTTCTTTTAATAACGGGAATACTCTATCTTCAAGTTCACTTAATATACCCCCTCTTATTATTGCATAATCAATTATCTTCTTCATACCTACCCATTACTACCCTTATCACTTAAATACACCATACAAGCCCTCATTATTACCTCAACCTCATCAGCCCTAACAGGAAACCCTACACTCTCCTCATCACTCCTATCTATTACTATATATAAATTATCTCCCTTATCAGCCTCTATATAACTTACTATCTTGTTTGTTGTCATATTTCTTTCATAATTATATATTTTTATTAAATCCTTGAAATCCAGCCCATTTTCTTGCATCCGTTCCATAAGATGGGTGAGGAATAAATTTCCAATCTTCTCTAGCACTTCCCTCTAACCAATACCAGTCATTTTGATTAGATTTAACATACCATTTAGGAGGGTCAAAATTAAGTATATCTCCTCTGATAAATTTTCTATTATCATACATTATATATTCTTCTCTTGGGTATCTATCTTTCATATTTATTTATAAATTGCTCTCCCATTTACAACTTTATCAAAAAATCCTATCTCAAAATTATATCCTAAATCTTGCAACAACCTCATAAACTTTACAGAATTTGTATATGAAAATGTATATTTAATAAAATGAGGTTTATTTTTGTCATATTCTCCTCTTCCTATTATTTTATAATTTATACTTTTTATAAAATCTTGAATAATAGGATTATCTTTATTTTCTATTGTAGTTGTTATTTGTACGGGATAAGGTTTCATAATGTAGTGTTTTTAACTTATTGAGCGGATAGATGGATTTGAACCTTCATCATCTGCTTGGAAGGCAGACATAATTAACCTTTATACTATACCCGCTTTACTTACCCCTAATATACCACATTTATCAGCTTTTGTCAATAATAAACTAGTACCATTTTTAGAACTTGCTACATTGCCACCAATATATATTTCTTTCATAGTTAGTTTTTAATTTGTGCCAAGGACAGGAATCGAACCTGCTTTTATTGGGCATATGACCTCCAATTATTTACCATTAATATACCAAGGCTTTACATCTCCAACATACAACAACTATTAACTTTTGTCAAACAAAACAAAAACCTTGTATGCTATTTACGAGAAACCTACGGAGCCCCACATACAAGGAATTATATTGTCTCAAGAACTTCTCGATATTCATGTTTAAACCACGACGTAAAAACATTGTATATTAATACTAACATAAGCCCTCCTATATGTCAAAACAAAAAGGGTACTTTCGTCCTAACGGTTGATTTCCCCTCAATGTTTATCTAAAAGTCATCGCTACGAACAACACCTTTAAATAAGTATTTATAACTCCTTACAGATATACACCCAGGATTGCCTAGTTGTAGTCTATAAGGGTGTTTTACAGGGAGCTACCCCAACCATACACTTACAGCTGATATGTGTATGGACATATATTATATATACCATACTTTATAATCTTTTACAATTTATTTTTTTAAAAGCAATTTTATGTGGGATTATTCCGTGTATGTTTTTTTTAGAGGTACCTAGTATGTATGTAGAACCTACCACTACCCCTTCCGTACTCCCCCCCCCCTACCCCT